GCATATGCATTCTGGGGTCGTAACATGTAGTAATGCATTTTTTATCACTTCTGAGACTTGTATTCCTTCAATAAGATACTCGAGTCTATTCGTTCTTTTGTTTTCCATATGGTGACTCCTCACCATAATTATATAATCAAGAGTTATTATCGATCGGTTCGATTATCACCGGATCACTATCCAACTTTTCAACCTCAGTATATTCCTTCCGGATGTATCGCTTATCCCCACCTTCCACATGCGCCATATTCCAGATATCCATGATGTCATTGCGTGAAAGAATTCCTCGATCAAACAGCTGCGTGCTCACCTGCAGTTTTGTTTGATTGCTCGCATATTGCAGCCGGTTCGCAGTGAAGTAAATCCCATTCCCATGCGAAATTTCCCGCGGTGTATATGTCATGTTGCTCATCACCAGGCTGAGTTGAATCGCAAACGGCTCAATCTTCGCCTCGTAATACGCATTCCATTCATCTTCGCTGAATTTGTTCTGCAGGATGTTGCTGTTGGTCCCGAAATACTGATAAACGTTCTCATTGATTGCCTGCATCTGCAGCGCATCCGCCGTGAATGGCTTCGAATCAATCTGTTTGACTTCCGAGTATTTCCCATCATAAATCAGGACGCCTGAATCATTCTCGATCGAAAGATTTTCTTCGATGAACCGCTTTCTTTCAGCAGCGATATCCCCTGGCTTAAAAGTGTTCCCAAGCCGCGCTAAAAACCGAATGGAAGCACTACTCTTCACGCCGTTGATGATCCCCTGATCTTGAGTGTAGATCAGTTGCATTGTCGGCTGAAGCGCGTTGTTATTCTCTCCAAAGAAATCATCTTGGTACTGGTAGGTCGTCATGACGCCAACCCTCTCCAGTTCAATTGCGGTTGTCTGCCCGCTTCCGAATCGATATCTGAAATAAGGCACACCGTTCACTTCAACGATATCTGTGCTTTGTGGCAGCAACGGATAAAATCCAACGATCTGCCCGCTGTAAGGATCATCAATCGGAACAATAAATGCCGTATTGTTCACACTCAGGATTGTCGCGATTCGGTATAAAAACTTTGTCGTGTCCTGGAACGGGTTCGGCTTGTACTGCAGCACATTCCTCAGGTGTAGATTAGCGGATCCGGACAGTTCCGGCTTCAGCTTGCTGCAGAAGCTCGCAAAGCTGTGAATGGCTGCGCGTGTGACTGCCATCTCATACACGGACCCCGGTGCATTCGTAAATACCGGACTGTATCCGTTCAACATCCGAAAATATCCGGATGGATTGATGGCCTTTGGTTTCCCGAAAATCTTTTCAAAAACACCCATCCGTTAAGATAACCTTTCCGGAGTTGCAACTCCAAAACTATTACAGAAAATTTATTCTGTTGAATGGTAAAAACACTCCACTGAGGAGGGATTATGCTTATCGACCATATAAAACAATCAGACAGAGAACCGGAAGAAGACGGATCATACCTGGCCATCGTCAAATCAGATGCAGAGTTCTTTCGTGACGCGTTCATCACTCACATGCTATTTCTGAATGGGCAATGGCTACAACGTACCGGCTATTGCACAGTAAGAGTACTAGCCTGGAAGCCGCTCCATTCTTCGAACCTGAAGCCAGCAGAGTCATTCTGAACCCGAATTTTTATCTGGTTCAGAATGACTCTTTGGTTCGTCTTCGTTGTTCAGGAGTGCGCCAATTTCCTGAAAATACTTCTGTCGTACAGTCCACGCATCAATTACACTGACAAATCCATCGATTCGCGCCCGTTGCTCAATCTTTACCGGTTTGTTCTTTCGCGTTTCACCATCCTGTTTCAGTGCAACATTCAGGAAATGCGCTGCCAGCAGGTTGTTATCTCCAGCAATTTTGATGGCCCCATCTTTAAGTATGCCCTCGAACTCATCAATCACAGCCGAAAGATTGTATCCCTGATAAACATCATCCATATGGAACCCGGATTCCTTCAACTGATCGACAAGATATGTGGCGCAATAACGGTCGTAACCGATTTTCAGCGTATAAATTCCATACTGATCACGTAACTCAATAAACCAGTTAAAGATATCACGGTAGTCCACATGGTTATCGCCGGACAGCCGTAGCGTTCCGTTTTTCACAAAAATATCATACGGGACTCGGTCAGTTTCCTGAGCAGCTTCAATCCGAGCTGCTGGCATGAAGAATTGAGTAAAGATATAGTGTTTCCCGCCCTTCGTGATGATAACGCTGGCTGCTGTCAGGTCAATCGTTTTTGAAAGATCAACACCGCCGACGGCATAACAGTCACGGAAATTCTCCAGCTGGATTTTCTCTGCATCTCGCAGCGCACCCTCGACATACTTGTACTCAAGCCATGCGACGGAGGAGTTTTGCTTGATATTGCAATACTTTGTAAGAAATTCCCGCTTCTTCGATGCAGATTGTTCCGCGATCGCCATCTCCTCAACGAAAAACTCTTCGAAGACTGAAACACCCATGTTCGGATTCGCTTTTTTCAGCTCGTTGAGATCCCGCCATTTTCCAGGGTCATCGATCGTGTAAAGGATCGGCAACAGCCTGCGTTCTCGCGAATTCCCTTTCAGAAAAGCTGTTGACCGTTTCATAAGCTCATCATAAATCCCATCATGAATGTAACCTGCAGTTGTAAACGAAAGGATCAGCGGCTGCAGTCTGGCGCCCAATGCGGATTTCATCACCTCATACTGCTTCAATCCACCATCCCCAACCCAGCTTGCCAATTCATCGTTGATCACACCGTGTGGGTTGAAACCATCTGACTTCTTCGCGCTGAATGCAAGTGCTTTTACAGCGGTGTTCGTCTCCGCAACATAAATATCTGACCGTCTTTTTTTCGTGATGTCAGATAGCTCGGGCTCTTTCAGGACCATCTGATAAAAGTTGTCGTAAACGATCATAGCCTGGTCAAGTTTCGGCGCCAGGCAGTAAATTTTCGCCCCATATTCCCCATCAACATAAGCAAGATAAGCAATGATCGCGGCAGCCAGCAGCGTCTTTCCGTTCTTCCGTGCGATCACCAGGAAGATTTCGCGCCACACCCGGATCCCCTGATCATCCACAATTCCGAAAATAGCTGCAATGGCAGCCTTTTGCCAAAGTTCCAGCTTCAGCAGATCATCTCTTCCTTCACAATGATGGCAGAAGTTCTCGATAAAATCGATAGCCCGGTTTGCATCCTTCGCGGAATAGAAATAATCTCCACGCTCGAGTCCCTGGATGATCAGTTCATAAAGCAGCTGGATCCACTTCCCGACATTGACTGTCCTGCTTTGAATCGCATCGTAATAAGCACGGATCCAGTTTGTTGAATCCTTTCTGGCTGGCATGTCATGACTGCCTCAACGCCTGGAGCCGGCTGACTTTCTTGCGTTCTGGTGGCACCAAGTCGGTTAATTGCTTGATCACCGCCGAGAGGTTCTTCGTCATCGCCAGATGCGTTTTTACTGCTTCTGACTGTTTCGTCCCGAATTGGTTCGCACCGTTCTGATATTCGTCGGTGTAACCTTCCAGATTGATTTCCGCTTACAATTCCTTAAGACTCACAATCATGAAGGCAGCATTTTCAATCAGACTAGTAACCGTTGTCATCTTGTTCTTGTCCAGGTCCTTGAACACCCGCTTCAACCGGGTGACCTCTTTCCTGATCAATTCTTCTTTCGTATACTCCCGTTTTGTCGTCAAAAGTCACCCCTGCTTTCTGGATATCCTGCCAACTTAAACAAAAATTCGGATTATCCCATCCGATTTCTATTTTATTATCGACTATGCGCAAACTTTTCAGGATTCAACACCCCCTCACCTCATGTACACGTCTTATGCGTGCCTGCGCGGAGTATTATTACACTTTCCCACCGGTCTGGCACCCCTTAGGTCACCTCGGAAGATGGGGGGGAGGGGAATAATTTTCCCATCATCCGAAAAGGAAAATCTATTTTCTCTTTTTTCTGCAAAATGTTCCTGATTATGGCATTTAATGCATAACGCTTCGAGATTATCAAAAGATAAAGTCACCGAAGGATCATTGATATTCGCAGGTGTAAGATAAATCTTATGATGCACAATATCCGCCGGAACAAGCTCATCTCGCTTTAGGCAACGCTCGCACAGACCCCCAACCTTAGATAAATATGAGTCCCTAACAAACTGCCAGTTCGTCCCCTTATAAAAAGATTCAGCCCACGATTTCATAAATTACTAATCTCCTAGTAATCATCCGGGACGTGGTAATTTCCTTCGTCATCAAAGAAAATACATTTTTCTAATCCACTCGCATTCCAAAGAGAATCTAACAAAGGTCTTATAGTTTTCGGTATTTCAGTTTCATCTAATTTTGAAAATCCTTCTACAAGAATCTCGGGAAGTAATACAACATCTCGGTCAATTGATTTATCATCATCAGCGCCCCTAAACAAATTTCCTGTATAAATTCGATAACCTTTGGCATTTAGAAGAGACATGAAAAACAAGACCGATTGATCCATGTTCAATTCGTTGTAAAACTTATTGATTTGTTCAAAACATTCAAATATTAAGTTACATAATATTTTCGATCTAACAATTTTAGTTCCCACAGGTATGCGGCGATCATTACCTTTATAAGTAAAAAAGAAACCCGATTGACCTGCAATTTCAATTGTGCCATCAAGAAAATAAAAAGCATAAGCGGTACGCGCATCTTTGTGTTTTGTGTTGGCAAGCCTCACACCATCGAATGTTATCCGTCGATTGTTAGTAGTATGAAATGCATTTGATCCGCTTTTTTCGACTGCCAAATCAATATCCTTCAGTTTATAAAAATCTCGAGACAAAAATCGATTCACCGGAATTGCATGGACCACCAAAATAGGATATTCCTTGTTGACGTAATCGTATCTATTGGAATCGATTTCAACGAGCCTTTCAGAAATAAATTCTCGAATTCTTTTTGAAAAGTTTTCTGTTTTCAGAAAGCTATTCCGCAGTTCATCAACATCCATCGGGATAATCGAATTTAGTTTACGAATATAAAAACGGTGTGTAGATCCATCATAAACTGCATGCGGGGCTGAAATACTTCTTCCAACCCGAATAATCAATGCAAGATCTTCATTTCCGAGGTCTACTTTGCCAATTGATACATCACTCAGTCGTGGCTTAGTCCAAACTGCCAAATAGTTCGTGATCGTCAGAACAGTCTGATCATATTCGCTCATCTTTATAACTGGCACTAATTCAGCGGGAACTTCATCGATCTCTTTGATTCCGTAAATTAGATCACCGCCATCAGCGTTCGCGAAAGCCGTGATTTCTTCTAAAAATTTCTGCTTTTTTTCTTTGGATAGATTCAACTCAGATTTGTATTCGAGTGTTTTATCTTCCGGAACTTGGTTATCAATCAACCATTGCAAATCAGTTTTAGTAATCTCTTTCAGTGGTTTATTAATTATCATCTTCTTCCTCATCAAAACTCTGCATAAGACAATTATAAACCGCCGGAAAACAAAAAAGCCGCAGTCACTCCCGCGGCTCCTCGCACAAACTCAACTGTATAAATCTTACACACCCAAAATTCCGCTGTCAAGGGCGCCATTCGGGCATAAAACGGGCATCAGCCCACCTCCACCGCACTCCCAACCGCAGCGGCCATCCCGAACCAGCACACGCTCATGTCCTTCACCAGCCGATTTCGCCAGCGCCGCAGCGTCTTCGGATCCCGATGCAACAGCGCCCCAATCTCCTCCCACGTCAGCCGCTCCGTCCCAAGCCGCTCCTGGCCACGCTCATTCTCCCCAAAATAATACATCCGGATCACAACGAACTCATCCCGTCTGTCGAACAGCTGCACCACCCTGTCAACCTGGTCAAACCGTGCAGCCGTCATCTCATATAGCCGGATTCGCTCCTCCTCCCGTTCACCGATCATCTCACCCAGCGACATCCCTTGCCCCTG